TTGAATCTTTTTATTTCGCAGTATTAGAGGATTCGGAAAACTTAATAAAAAAAGGTCACGTTGTTTGCCTAGTGAAACTGAATAACAGTTATTATCACATAGGAAACTACAAGAAATTATACGGACCATACAATAATTATAAGTCAGTTGCTTCGTCTATATTTCCTAAATGGAAAACATACGAAGTAAAAGACTACAATTTTAAAACAATAAATAAAAATTAATTAAAAGGCGGGTGCTAAAAAATGAGTTTCTCAGACACAAGTTTATTTCAACTTTATTACGTTGAAGAAGCAACTTTCGGAACAACACCGACAAGTTCAAAAATGACAGAGTTTAGAACAACAGGCGAAGGAATTAACTATGCAATTGACTTCACAGAATCAGTAGAATTAAGATCAGATAGACAGGTTCCGGATTTGGTTAAGGTTGACGCTTCAGTTGCAGGTCCAGCAAACTATGAAGTTTCCTACGGATCACATGATGACATATTACAAGCAGCTTTATTCGGTCTTTGGACCAGTTCAGTTTCTATTGCTACATCTACAGATATATCTTGCACGGCAACAGGTGCATCGGGCTATCCAGAATTTCTTTCCACAACAACTGATTTTATAACATCGGGTGGTGGCGCTATCGCTTCTGGTATGTGGATTAATGTTGCGGGTTTCGCATCAGCAGCAAATAACGGATTATTTCATGTAAGAAGTCTTCCAACAAGTAATTCATTAGCCATTTACGAAGAAACAATCGGCACCGAAGCATCAGGCGCTGGCGTTACAATGATCAATGACGGTATGCTTCAGAATGGTGTAACTAAGAGAAGTTTCACATTCGAAAAATACATGTCAGACATTGGAATGTATCAGGCTTTCCAGGGTTGCAGAGTCGGGAAATTATCAATGGATTTTAAAGCTGGTTCAATTCTCGGTGGGTCATTTGAATTCATGGGGTTAGGTTCAACAGGCGAAGTAACAAGCGCATCAGTTGGAACAGGAACAACTGCCACAATTACTAATGAAGTTATGAATGCTGTATCAGATATTGATAGCATTAATGTAGACGGTGCAAGTCCTGATTATAAAATCATGAGTTTATCTATTGAATTAGATAATGGGCTCAGACAACAGAAAGCTATTGGGACTCTTGGAGCAGTAGGAATTGGTGCAGGTCGTTCTAATACAAAAGGGACAATAAGTATTTATATGGCTTCTGCTACTGCCGCTGTATATAACAATATGATAAATAACACAGCTTTCAGATTTGATTTCAAATTAACTGATGGTGCTGGAAATATTTATATTTTTAGTTTCTACAAAACTAAAATTTCAGACCCTAACTTAGTAGCGGGCGCAATTGGTCAAGATATTATGTTCGAGGGTGGACTTCAGTTCATCATGGACTCAGGGACCGTTGGCTATACAATGCAGATTGATAGATTCGACGCTTAACAATAACAAATTTTTAGTGCCAACCTCACGGTCATCCGCTTCGGTGGTGACCCGCGGGTCGGCGTTTTTCTAATGGAGGTTGGGAATGGCTAATTTATTTAAAGAAAATGCAGTAGATGACAAAAAAGTAAAAGAAGGAATCTGGTTTGACTATGACGAAACATGTAAGTTCAAATTGTCAATGGCTTCAAGTGACGAATACAAAGACGCTTTGATAGACAAACAGAACCAGTTAGCCAAAAGATTCCGCAAGGGTAAAATCAAAACAGCATCACAGCAACACGCACTCGCAGAAGTGCTGACCGAAACAATCATCAAAGGTTGGGAAGGTGTAGAATGGGGTCCTAAAGATAAGCCTCTTGAATTCACAAAAGAAAATTGCATGATGATTCTTAAAGATAAACAAGCGGGATTATATATTATGGAATGGATACTTCAAAACGCTGGCGAAAAAGATGAATTTCTTGCTTTCGATATCGAGGACGACTCAAAAAACTAATAGACCGTCTTACCTGGCAGATTGAGTGGGGCGGCGTATCAGAAACATTAGGTAAGATTCCACCTGATTTATATTTAGATTTAATATGGATTTGGGATGGCTACAATATTTTGAGAGGGATGGCAGATAATTCAATTCAGCCTGATCATTACAATTTTTATTTTCAGAACTTTAAAACGAACATAACAATCGAGCAGAAGCGTTATTTTATTACATTGATTCAGATGTTGGATAATGAGCGTTTCAAAATCCTTAAAAAAAAGGAGAAAAATAAATAATGGCAAATCTCAAAATAGGAATAGACGCAAGAGCGGCAATAGAAGGAGCAAAAGCAGTAGGAAACGCATTCAAAGGAATCGTGGCAGGTGCAGCAAAAGCTGTATCTGCCATGACAAGTCTTGGAGAAGCGGCTGCAAAACCTCGTGATGAATTCGGACGTTTTATAGCACAAGAAGCTGGATTATTAGGATTCTTAAAAAAAATTACTTCTAATGTTGTCGGGTTATTGAATCCTTTAACGGCTTTGCAATCGGCGGTCAATTTAGTCTTTATGGCTTTTGAAGGATTGAAAAACGTTGTTGGTTTTGTTGTTTCAATTCTCAATCCTTTGAATCTTTTATCGGCTGCTTTCAATATTTTAAAAGGTGTTGTAAGTGTTGCAATGGGTGCTTTTTCAAGTTTGTTTAGTGCTGTTCAATCTGGCTTGCAATTCTTTGCAAATCTAAGTTTATCTATTCAGGGATTAATGTCAGCATTAGCTCCTATCGGGAATGCTGTTCAAGGCGTAATAAATGCTTTTCAGGGTGCTGTCACAACCAGTGCGGATTTTCAAGTTCAAATATCAAACATTCAAGCAGTATCATTATCAACAGCCGAAGATATAAATAAGATAAGAGAAGCGGCTCTTGCAGTTGGTAGAGATACACCACTTGCTGCGACCACAGCGGCGGAGGCAATGTTGAACTTTGCAAAAGCGGGCTTGAGTGCAGAGGAAGCAATTGCTTCTCTTGCTCCATCTGTAAATGCTGCGCTTGCTTCAGGTTCAGATTTAGCAGCAGTTTCAGAAACAGTTATTAGTATTACTAACGCAATGGGATTAGGTTTTGAAAATACTGCTAAAACTTTAGATATTCTTTTAACTACTACCACCAAAACAGCGACTTCAATGGAGGGGCTCGGCATGGGTATGTCGTTCGTTGCTCCAACTTTAGACGCTATGAATCAGAGTTTAGAAACTGGTGCCGCTGTTCTCGGTAAATTGGCGGATGCTGGGTTCAAAGGTTCAAGAGCAGGAACCGGATTAAATCAGATTCTTTTAAAATTGGCAAGTCCAACTGCTAAAATAAATGCGATGTTTTCTGATTTGGGTTTCAAACTAAATACAATGACAGGCAAGTTTGAGGAACTTAATCCTGAAACAAATAATTTTATTGACATATTAGAAAAATTAGAAAATGCAGGAATTAATTCCGCTGATGCAATTTCCGCATTTGGTATCAGAGCGGGACCTCAATTGGGGGCAGCCATAAAACAGGGGTCAGCATCTATCAGAGAATTAGAAACAGCGTTGAAAGATTCGGCAGGCACAGGTGCAAAGATGTTTGAAATTCAAGTTGATAATCTTTCTAAAAGCATGATTAGTTTAGAAGGTTCAGTTGAATCTTTAAATATTTCAATCGGTGATACAGCACAACAAGGGTTTAAATTAATAGTCGATGAAGCAATCTTAGCGACTAACGCTTTTAAAAATTTTATAGCTGAATCAGGGTTACTTGAAGGTGCAACAAATTTGATAACAGCAGCATCAAAAGAAGTGGTTGAAATATTCAATCTTTTTAAACCTGCCATTGATCCTGTTCTCGAAGTTCTACAGGCTTTTGGTGGTTACATGACAATGTCAACGGAATCGTGGTCAAAATGGGTTGACGGTGCAAGCACGGCATTAACGGCTTCAAGTTCATTTAATTCAATACTCAAATCAGTTGGTGCAACGCTTGCAACTTATCTTTCTTCATTTCTTGAATGGGTAACTAATACAGGCAATCTTGAATCTGCATTTAATACAGCGGTTGGCATAGGAAAACAATTCTACGAAATGATTTCATCAATAGGAAATATTGCTGGTTCCGTTGCTTCAGGTGTTTTGAAAATTGCTCAAAATTTTATAACATTATCTAAAAACTCTGGTTTTGAAATTGATATAGTTGGCGGATTAAAGAAAACTTTTCAGGATGCTAAAACATATATAATGGGTGATGCTAAGAAAACTCTCGAAAGTGGATTATCTCAGATTGGTCCATTTATAGCTACACATTTCACTGATTTATCTACACCAATAAGAACGGCACTCAATGATAATGATTGGGATGCGGCGTTTGGAATATTTAAAGATAAAGCAAAAGAGCATTTTATTGATGCGTGGGATTATTTAATAAAAGAAACACCGCAAAAAATAAAAGAATGGGTGGCAGCCGTTGACAAAGTAGTTGGGCCGAGTATTAGAGAAATTTTTTCAAAAGCTGAAGTAGAAGTAAAAGCCGGATTAAAAAAAATTGTATTACCTATTAGAGTAGCATTTTTGGGAATTCAAGTTATGTTTAAGCAAATGGCACCGATGACATCGAAAGCAATGGAAGGCGCTGCAAATAGGCTTGATTTATTTGGAGAGTCTGCCGAAGAAAATTTAGGTGTTAAGGTTCCGACGTCAATGACTACAACCGATATAGCTATAAAAGCATTAGCACAAACATCAGAAGAGTTCAAAACAAAAACCACGGCTTCTTGGGGTGCATCTACTGAGTCAATGAATAACTTCGCAACGTCGGCAGACTCAGATATAGCTGCGTATAAAGCGAGTATTGCAAGTATGCAAGGAGACTCAGTAGATGCTTACAATCAACACATAGCGAGCATGAAAACTCAGTTTGAAGAAACACAAGCCTTCAGTGAAGAATTTGCAAAAGGCGGACAAGCGGTTGGTTTAAGTTATGCTACAAAATTCGCTGATGGTATGAAGCAGGGATATAGACAAATTTCGGATGTAACCTCCGACATAGCGGCAATCATAGATGGACATTCTCCACCGGACGAGGGACCTTTAAAAAATATCGACATCGGTGGTCAAAATGTAGCACTTGCATGGTCTGAAAATTTTGTTTCTACATTAAAAGGCGTTGTTCCTGCGGTTCAACCTATTTTTTCCCAATTGAATGGTAGTTTATCGGCACTTTCAACATTGGGGAATCCCGGAGGTTCAAGAGAAGGGGTATCTGGTGGAATGGGGTCAACAGGTATTATTAACGATTCCGCGATTACTGAAAATAGAAATGTTAATCAAAACACTTCTAACAGCACCAAGAACGAAATGAAATTTAATGTCAACGTTAATGGAACAGGGACACCATCAGAAAACAGACAGGCTGGCATCACATTTGCTCAGGCTGCTCAACAATACATGCAGAAAAATGGGGTGACAGTTAGATAATGGCTGCTTATACATTTGCGCAAGTAAAAATAGGAACTTATGAATTTGTAACAAATCCAACCGTCGTTGATAACGATCCGGAATTATTACAAACTACCACAAGAAGCATTAACGGAACTCTGCAAAGTTCTTATATCCCGAAATCTGGTGATACTACTAAAATAATGCGTAAGAAATCTTTCACTATTCAAGGCGAAGATAATGACAAAGAACAAATAGAACTTATTCAAGTGGAACTTGAAACTGCAGGAAATATATATTTTCGTGATGCTCAAGGGAACGAATATCAAGTTTATGTAACACAAGATTTAAAATTTCCTAATGACGCTTCACTATGGGAGCAAAGAAATTATACGTTTTCAGTATCAGAAGTTTAGAAAATATGGTATAAAATAATTATGGCAAACGAAGAAACAATACAATTAGACATACTTAATTTTGACTGGCAACCTGCTGCGGCTGTAACATCCTTAATAAAAATTGCAGAGGAAGATGATACTATAATTTATGTTAAGGATTCTTTCACATCATATATTGGTGACGAGAAACTCGATAAGTCTGTAGTATTAGGAATTGACGGCACAGAAGCTTATAGAGTAATAGCAGCAGGCACAAGAAAAAAAAATGGTATCAGTTTCAATTACATTGAATTAGATCACGGCTTACTTGACGACGCACCTGAATTGACAGATGTTTATATTTCTAATGTTATCTCTCAGAATTCACTGGACTTAGTTCTTGATATTACAGCGGATAGATTTGATGTTGATGATTTAACCTGTTTAGTTCAAACTTCGGGAACAATCAATAGAGAATACTCCGAAACATTTGCTATGGGATACGTGAGTGAATCAGCGGTTTCCACATATGCGACTGCAGCTGTTTCAACTCTTACAACCGATCTCAGAGCGGACAATAGAACCTTTACTTTTTCTGGCACACTTGCAGCAGGTCATAAAGTTCAGTTTGAATTTTATGACAATGATTTTATTATTCAAGAAGTAAATGGAGCAAACGCCACAGTCAGAGGGTCAATTCCTATTTGGGAAATAGCGAAGGTCGCTACAGGCGGAGCATATGAATATACAAGCAATACAACAGCAGAACGTGGCACTTTTTCTTCAACTGATCAATCTACCGACCACAGCCACGATTTCGCTTATACTTCAGGTGGTGGAACAGGACTTACAAGCGGAGTCAACTTTGACCATCATCATGACATCACATCACATACACATCCAATGAATACTCACAATGATACTATTCCGATAATGTCAGGAACTGAAACACTAGTAGAGGGTGCATGGGTTCAGATAAGAGGAATTAGTTATCAAGTGGCTTCTGGTTCAAGTCTTACGAGTCTTGTTATCGAAGGCGGTTTAATGTCAGACGTATTCGAGAATGATAATGTTTACGCTCTTTATATGCCGCCACAAGATATTAAAAGCACGCTCTGGCGGCATCGTTCAAGAGTTATTTTACCGGCTGTTATTAATAATGGCACAGGATTACAAAAATTAGTAATAAGATTATATTTAAACGAATCAGCGGCGACCAGCACAGATTACACTTATTTCATTCACAGATGTTCTCCACAGGTAACGGTTGAAGATTTAGGCGACAATAAATTTAGATTACATCATGCCGGAACTCTCACACCTTCAGGAACTTTCCAAGTTCTTATGACGGGCGTAACAGATGTTTTCGGTATTCAGAGCGTTTCAGACGGTCCAGAATTTGAGCAACCTTCTCAACCAGGTTGGAAAGCAGGTAAATAAATGGCGGGCGAAGTAAAAAGATCAGGGTTTTCCGACCCTGCAAATACAAATCTAACATCGGAAACGGCGGCACCAACACAAACAACTACTTTCCAGATTGACGAATGGGGATTGACTACAACGGGGAAACCTGATGAATTAGCAAGGATTAACTTTAATTGGTTCGCACCAACAACAAGAGATTTAACAACAACCGACGCATTAACTGATGATGTATATGATAGCGGCACTTTATTTGGTTCCCTTTCTGGCACTTATTCTACAAATGATACCACGTTTACAATGGAGGCAACGGCTACGACAAGCGTAATAGCAGCCGACAGAGTTTATATAGGGGCAGACGGAATAAGATACATTGTTAATTCTATCACTTCAAATGTTTTGACTATTGAATATGGATTGTTGAATGATATTGTGGCTTCAGGTGCAGAATTAAAACTAATTGAAAAAATAGAAGAATGTCCATCAGGCTCAAGACAATTAAGAGTGAATGCTCAAGATGGCGACCCGATTTCAGTGACGGCTCAATTCGGAACCGAGGAACTTGGATGGTCAGTTTCAAGCGTTGAAATCGCCGAATGGGAAGATTTAAATTTTATAACTGGAATAATTGATAACGATAATCTTTCTTATCATGTTGATTACACAACTTTAACGGTTGAGGGAAACGTTGTTCAAGGCGGAGTTATTATCCCTATGGATTCTGACCCGGCTTCTCAAGGAATAGCGGTTAATTCTAATTTTGCACTCGGCAACGAGTTTTCAACTTATTATACAGCAACCATTGTAACAACTTCAACGGTGACGATCAATACAACTTTAAGCGGTTCTTTCGCTTCAGGGTCGGAAGTATGGCTTTATCAAAGTGGAACATTTCTTGAATATCCGTCAATGGCAATTGGAGATATTGAATCAACCAAAGCATTAACAGCAAATGAAATTGGCTCTTATAATCTTTATTATTCTTCAGCCGTTACAAGTAATACAGAGCGTGGTGATTTGCTAAAGAACATTTTGACAACTGATTCGGATTATTCAGTTCAAACGGATGGATCACTTGATTATAATTTCAAAGCAAGCAATGCTTTTTTTGATGGTTCAACTTGGTATTTTTCCCTTACTACTCTTGACACAGCAGCGAGCGCAAATGAATCTAATGCAGATGCTTCGGCATGGGTTACATGTTATCCAGGACAGGCTGAAATATTAAGTTCAATTCTTTCAGGAACTGACATGGAAATAAATTATAAAAACATCACAGCAACGGGAACGGTAATTGCTGCACTTGAACTCAATCGACATCTCTATGATGAAATGGGCGGTGCTACAATGTCGGGGACTTCTCCGAGTGGTGGTTACAATGTTTATCTTGTTGATTATGCACAATTAACTAATGGCAGTTATGCAGGTGCTACAACAGCGACAGGTTATTATTATAATTCAACTATCTTAACAGATGACATTGTTATCGTTCAAGATGTAGGAATCCAAAGAATATGGCAGGTTCACGCTGAAGAAGATGGAGTTGTAACATTAAATAATGATAGTTTAACTACGGGAGCAGATGTTGATGATTACTTCGGCGCAGGAGCACCAACAACAGCTAATATAACAGCCAAGTATGCGAGAGTCAATAGAACAACAGACCTTGTGAACTCAGTGGCTTATATAACAGATTTTGTTGATACTTATGTTGTTTCAGGTCTTTCGACCACAGTTGATCAAGCGGTAACTATTGAATCGGTTGATACTCAAATTGATAGTGGGAAGATTTAATGACTATTCAATATTCGGGAATTTCAAACCCTGAAAATAATATAGTTATAGCAACACCAACTCTTGTTTTGTATGACACAACAACTATTAAAGAAACTTCTTTTATATACGGTTATCGTAATAAAGAGGATTTTATTGAGGTATATGAAGATGCAGCATGGATTGATTTACCTGATGACTGTTATTTAATTAATGGTCGATTCTTTTATCCTGCCATCGTCAAAGAGGGAGCAAATGAATTCAAGTTCAGAGCAAAGAATTTCTCCACTGAATATTCTTCTGAGGTTACTCATACCATCACAAAGATTCATAGAGATTTAAGAAAATACAGGACTAAAACTATTTTGAGAAATGCTGAAGATATTACACAATATCTTATTTCTGATCCTGCACTAGATATTAATAGGGATGATGGAATCATTCAGATGACATTTACAATGATGGGGATTGATGCTCCATTACTAACTGATGACGATACTATAACTTATACAGTCAATGATGGGTTAGTGAGCAAAGAATATATAACACCTGTCATTAAAATTAGAAGATTCTTCGGGAATGATGGAAACAGATACCAAGAAATAACTGCACAATCGACTAATGATTCTCTGCCAAGGTATTCCCCTAAGTATCTTTCTCTTGATGGCTCACATAATGGCGATATATTAAACAGAATTTGTGTCGGTGCAGGTTTCGACGCTGATAAAATATTCATCCCACAAGGGAATAAATATGTTGGACCAAGAACAACAGCGAACGCAAAACCATTTGAAGACATAATGCAAAAGATAATGTTTATTGAGTCATGGAATTTATTCTATCAAGATGACTACATTATTATCTTACCAAGTTATGCGAATAAATTTGTATCGTTTACATTTCAGGACGAACACATTCAGGAATTAAGCGAAACATCAGATTCAAGTTTCATTTATAATCGTTTAAGATTGGCATATGAACCGCTCGAAGATGACTTAAATATTAATTATGATTCAGAAGATAATATTCCAGATAAATCAGAAGAAACAGAGCAGGAAAGTTCATTCTTCAAGAGTGATTTATTTCAACAAGAACGAACAGCATTCACTCCTGATGATGTTTTATTCTTTGGGTGTTGGGGAAATGTAGGATCAAAAACTCTTGATAATGGAGAAGCAACTGAACTTGATTGGGATAATATAAAAAAAGCTAGATTAACAATCTGGTTTAATAATACTTCAACAACAGGCGAAAACAATACAGGTGGAAGTCTTTTAAAATATCCTATAGATTTAGACATCCATGCAGATAAAAGAATGGCAACGGCTTATTATGACCTCAGACAGAACCATTTACTTAATGGCGTTGTTATCTTCTATCAATGGGTAGTTATTGATAATGATGGAGTCTATATTGGTGATTCTAATACAGCGGATACTATCACATTAACGGGCGGCGTAACGGCTGCCAACTTTGAACAGATATTGACTCAGTTCGACATTAAACTAAGTGAACCTCAGTTATTGGCAACCATTGAACAATCTTGGACTCCTACAGACGGAGCAGAAGAAGGTCCTAATGATTTAGAGGAAGGCGTATTTTATGCGAGGTATGATGAAAATACTGATGGCATTTCGTATGAATATTATCTTGAAGCAGATGTGGATGATGCAGTTATTCAGACAATGGTTTTAGATATAGAGAATGCTGATCAATTCACAGGATCAGAAGTTCATTTAATTAATGCTGAAATTATCACTGAGGATAATGCTTTACTTAATGGCTCAGAATACTTATATGGTATTAAATCGCATCAACCTAATTCTCCGGTAAGAAGAGCGGACAAAGTGGCTTTTAAATTCAAGAGTAAAATTAATTTAGGTGACACAATCGCTATTAAGTTCTCAATATGGGGAAGAAAATTCATTAACGCCGGAACATGGGAAGACTACCAGAATATAAATATAGATTACACGGCCGAAAGTTCGGTTAATGACAGAACAGCCAAAGGGAAAGAACCAGCGACAATAAATGGTGGAGCAGTTCTTTCAGGTTTCGTTTCTTCAAGTGACCAAGCGCAAGAGAAATTAAAAAGAATGGTTACAGCAGCAAGTCAGCCTTATGTTGTATCAGAAGTATTACTTCCAGGAACAGCAGAAATGCAAGCAGGACAATTGCTTAGGATATTTTCACAACAAGCAGAAACTTCATACGATACTTATTATTATATTCAAAACGTTGAACCTTCCGGCGAACAAAATAGGGCGACTCTGATTCTTGCAAGAAGAGTAAAAGTGAATGAAACAACGGTTGAACCTTATGCTCCCGACGTATCATTTAATCTTTCAGACATGATAAAACAAATAGCACCGGAACTGCAGCAATTTCAATTCGGAACAGTTCAAGCGCAAAAATATCGTGGAATGTATAGAATAAAACTCGATTCAGGCGAAGAAGTCAAATACGTTATTTCAAGAGTTAAGAATGTAGCAGCGGATGACAGAGTGGCAATTGTTCAGAGTGCAGCTGGCTCTTATGTAATAATTGAAATAATTAGACCATCCTTCACTAACACGGAGTTTGAAGAGTTACTTCCACCAGATGATGAAACTGGAGAAGATTGGGAAGATCAACTTGATGATACAGGTCCAGACGGAACAAGTGAACAGATCCCAACGGGAACAAGACCATTTGCAAATCTTATTTTGATAAGCAGTATAAAACCGAGTTTGAAAAATGGCAATGTTATTCCATATCAGGGCGTTAGTTTTGACGTTGTATTATCGCATGACATGAATTCTTCGACTTATCCTAGCAGTGGTAATCCTCGTGATGTAAAGTGGTTCAAGGAAAATGTAAGTAATTTTTTCTATATGAAATATTCAGGAAATAATAAGATTCCAATAAGCGTGATAAAATTATCAAACGCTAATTACAGAATAACTCCTAGAAATGATTTGCCATTTGGGACAGTTGTAGAAGTGGGACTTATGCCAGCAAGTGGGCGACATCCTAATTATCCTACCTATACAGGAACAACAGTTTACGGGCAGAATTTGCAAGGGAACGCGAGTGTTCAGAATACAAGTGAAGTTAGTTTTACGGTTCAGCCTGAATTGAGTATGGAATTAATTCAGACTATGCCATTTTTTATCGACGTTCAATTCAATCAACGCATGGGAACAAGTGCGGTTGATGGGGACAATTATTTTATAGATATTTCAGGGGAGTAAACAATGACAAAATGTAACGAGCATGACGTTTTTATGAGTGACATTACAGGCAAACTAGACTTAATTGAAAGCAAATTAGATGCTGCCTTATTTCTTTCAAAAGACGTTGACAACTTAAAAGAAAATTTAGCAAAACACGAAAACAATACGCTCATTCACTTTTCTAAATGGTGGATAATAGCGGGAGTTATTGGCTCTGTTGTTGCTACCGCATTCGGATTAGGAGGTTGTATATTATGAAGTGGGTGAAAGATAACAAAATTCTTTATGGTCACGTTGGTGACAAGATAAAGATCTTTCAGATGTTTTTAAACGAGGAATTTGGTTTTAATCTTGATGAAGATGGATACTTCGGAGAGAAAACTTATTTAGCAATAGGGAAACTAAAAATCATTACAAAACCTATTGAACCTATTAAAACAGTTACAAATGAGGGCGAAACAAAAATAATTGATATTATTGACAAACTCGCTAGAGGTACTTTCAAGAAAAGATATATGAAGAATGTAACCACAATTGTCATTCATCATACATCGGTTTTAAGTTCAGTATTCCCTAGAAAAAATGGTGAAACTTCGCCAGAGTTCAACGCTAAATATCATTTAGAAAAATGGGGTGCCGGAATAAGTTATAATTTTGAAATTGATTTCGGAGAAGAAATAATTTACAGATGCTTGAATTACGAAGACAAAGGTTATGGTGTAAGAAATAATAATTCTTATACTTACCATATTTGTGTGAGTGCAAATTTTGAAGTAGAAAAAGTTCCAGAAAAAGTATATGGCATGATCACACAAACAATAAAATTAATTGAAAAAGAAACAAATAAAAAATATAAAATTTTGGGGCATAATGAAATAAAGGGAACTAATACAGATTGTCCTGGAAAAAATTTAGATATGAATAAATTAAGGAGTTTATTATGATGGACTACATTACAAATTTAATTGATTACAACCAGCTTATTATTGGTGGTATAGGGTTTTTAGTTGCAGTTTTAACTTTTTTCGCTAAAGCAATTTTCAACTTTATTCTGGGAAAAACTTCTAATTCAATTATCAAAAAAGTAATTGAAAAAGCTGAACATATGACATCGGGAGTAATTGAAACTACTTATCAGACAGTAGTTAAACAGGCTAAGATTGATTTGAAAGATGGTAAAATAACACAAGTAGAATATCTGAAGTTACTAAAACTAGCAAAAGACACAGCTGTTAGTTCTCTCATTAGTTCAATTGGTGATCCTCTTCAAAAAGTGATGAAATCAACTCTTGCCGAAGTGAAAGATTTTTGTTCAGATTTGATTGAGAGAAAAATTGACGAAGCAAAAAAGTAATAATGGAGGAAATGAGTCAAGAACAAATTATATTGAAATTTAAGTATGAATTAGATATAAAAAAGGCTCATTATTCTTTTAATGTTGGAAACAAAAAAGTTATCCTTGGCACCTTTGGTGACATTGGCAAAGGTTTTAAGGTAACTTGGAAGTTTTAAAAAGAAAACACCCGCTCAATTAAGAGCGGGTGTTTTTGTTATTATGATTCTTTTATTTTGAATTTGTTTTTTTAATTATAATTTTTTGTTATGTCAAATGGATAAAAAACATTCAAATTATCCATCGGAATAACAAGAGAAATATCTTCGTCATGCCTCATTCTTTTTAATTTTTTCTTATTAGCATCTGACATGTTTTCAATGAAATAATGAAACTGGTCAAAAAATGGGGGATGGATAGTTAAGCCTATTACTTTGTCTTTATTTATATTTTTGAAGCATCTAACATGGTTATATAATTTTTCAGAAAGTTGCATGAAAAAACCTCTAGTTCCATAAAGAGCATGAATGCTGCACCTTATTTTTATTTTTGTTTTTATTTTATAAACAAGTCCACATTGTGAACATTCAGTATTATTTACTTTATGACTGCAATATTCTCTTACACCTTTTATTTTTACCTTGTGAGTTTTATTATATTCTTTTATATATATTTCAGGTAAACATTTATTGCATAAATATATTTTCATGTTGTTAAAAATATCATGATACTCTTCGTCTAATTTTAAATTATATGCTTTCATTTATATTTCCTTCAAGAGGGGAATGCACCCCTCTGTAATTTTATAAAAATATTTTATATTCTTTTGATTCTAATTCTTCCTTAAGAGGATGAAATCTAAAATCAGTAATTTCTTTTCTATTTGCTGCGTCCATTAATTCATTTATTAATTCTTTTATTTCCTGACCGTATTCTTCACAGTCTTTCATGTCACATGTATAATATCCATCAGCATCTAAAGATTTTTCTATTTTTCTGCCTAATGATTTTACTTTTTTGTGGAGGTTGGAAAGTGTTTTGAAAGTTGCCTTTGTCATGTTCCACTGATTTATTGTTGAGTTGAATTTTGTATTTGTCATGTTATTCTCCCTTTTCTCTCTTTACCTTTATACTTTAATTATATCAAATAATAATATATAAGTCAAGTAAATGATAAAACTCCCATCAATAGGGAGTTTAAAAGTATAAGGGAATGTGGTATAATGTGATAATGTTGTATAAATAATGCCTCTTGAGAGATTCGAACTCTCATGCTCGCCTATTGCGTTTTTAATGCGGCAAGATCTTATTCCTATTAGATCAAAGAGGCTGATAAATATATCTTAAACTAATTAAAGGTTTTTGTCAAGGTTGACGGTTACCCTTTCACGCACAAAACTTGAGTTAAAGAATTAATAGGCATTGTCAATTCTTTCTGTGCTTCCATTACCCTGTCTATATCTTTGTAAGCAGTTGGTGTTTCGTCAAGAGTTGTTACCGAATTATCGCAAACTATACCGCTCAAAGAATTCTCATGGCATTCTGTAGATATTTCGTTTTTCGCTTGGGTTCTACTCATTAAACGACCAGCACCGTGAGAACTGGAATGGAAAGATTTTATATTGCCTAATCCTTTAACTATATAAGAAGTATCGCCCATTGAACCAGGGATTAATCCTAATTGGTTTTCTCTTGCTGAAATAGCCCCCTTTCTCGTCAACCATCCTTTTGAATATTGCTCAATAAAGTTGTGGTGACAAGAAATAGTTTCAAACTCAATATCACTTTCAACGTTGAAACCTAAACACTTTAAAACGTTTTCCGCAATTAATTTCCTGTTTAATTCTGCATATTTTTGCGCCCATCTTGCTGCGCTTAAATAACCTCTGCCTTCTTCAGAGTCAATGTATAAAAAAGATAAATCTTTATTAACTAGATTTTTATTCCATGGCATTTTCTTTGCTTTTTTAGTAAAGAATGATCCTATTTTAGAACCAGCTCCACGGCTCCCAGAATGAATTAGAATCCAAAAAATATCGGATTGATCAAGACACAATTCAATAAAGTGATTGCCACCACCAAGAGTTCCTAATTGTTCAAGTGCATATCCGTTTTTTATTTTAGCATTTTTGCCACATATCTTTTTATATTTATCTTCTAATTCTTCAGCCCAAACATCTCTTATTCTTTGCGGAGTTCTTTTCCATATATCAACACCCGCATTATCTTTGTTTGGTTGCTTATTTTTCTTAGCCAAGAAACCCGTAGGAATTGAGTTTTTTATTTTTGCATAAATATCTTGATATTTTTCTGCGGGTATCTCGTGTTTTTGTAAATCAAGTTTAACTGCCAACACACCGCAACCTATATCTGAACCAACAGCGGCGGGAATTACAATATCTTTTGTATAGATAACAGAACCTATACACGCACCCATTCCAACATGAGCGTCAGGCATTAAAGCCAAACCTCTAACCCCCTCAAGGCTCAAAGTTTCCATAGCTTGATCGATTGTTTTTTGTTCTATTAATTCATTCCCCTTGTCAAAGATATGAAGTTCCTTTTCTTCTGCTACAAATAATTTTCTAATTTCCATGACTTTTCTTTCCTCCTAAGCCGTTCTAACCGGCATTATTATATTAATATGTGTTTCATCTTCTGTCGATGTTATCCTAGTTGCTTTCACCGCTGACATCGGTTCAAATATCACCACGTCGCTATCAATCGAGTTAATACAGTCTAACATGTATCTTGAGTTATAAGAGATGGCGAAATCTCCACCATCATTCTTTATCGCCATCTTACGGCTTCCTCTGCCAACTCGTGAGGATAATGCTGACAATGTTAATTCTTCCTGAGTAAATGCAAATTTAACAGTAAAAGCTATTTCTTTCGCTATTGGCATGATACCTTTTAAGTTCTTGAATAATTCGATTTTATTAATCTCAATATTTGCCATTTTAGAATCTGGAATAACATTTTTATAAGCCGGATACTTCCCTTCTATCAATCTTGAAAGGAATGATTTGTTTTCCGTTTCAAATGTTATGTCAGTTTTTGAGATCTTAATAGTTAATTCTTCACTATCAATCTTTGCTACTTCTCTTAGAACTTTGGCAGGAATGATAACATTTTCAAATGATTCTATGCCTTCAAGTTCAATATTAACTATTCCTAATCGTCTGCCATCAGTTCCACAGATGGAAAGATTAGTACCGTCTGAGTTGAAGAGTAAGCCTTGGAGTTCCCTCTTAGCATCATCAGTTGATACTGCGTAAATGGTTTTGTTGATGATTGTCTGAAACAATTCAGTTTTAATCTTTATTATCTTCGGGTCTTCTGTCTTGTCTGGCAGTGACGGATAATCAGCGGGATCATTGGCGAATAGTTTATATTCGGCTTTGTCCGTCTTGATATAGAATAGTCCCTCTTCCACTTCTATTATCAGTCGCTCGTCACTTGAAAATGTTGAAATTATTTCTAGCAAATTAGCACCTGGAATTGTTATGATTCCTTTTTCTTCAACGTCTGCCTTTATAGTGCCTTGGTAGTAGAGTTCCAAGTCAGTTGATGTTAATGTTAATTCTCCTGTTTCTTTTGCTTCGATGAGAATGTTAGTAAGTATGGGAGATATAGAAGAACCTCCCATTATGTTCTTACATGTTTTAATTTCCTTTAAAAATTCTGATGTTTTAATTGTGAATTTCATTTATTGCCTTTCTTAATTACATATCAAATAAAGTTAGTTCGTGTGTTTCATTCCATGCGGCTTGAAGATTCTTTTTTGCTTGTTCAAAATATGAGTCTTTTAATTCTGAACCAATAAAAGTTCTCCCCATTTTCAAAGCAACATAACCTTCAGAACCTATTCCTGCAAACGGACTGAAAACTTTATCACCTTTTTTGGACCATAACTGCATGGCTCTTTCAATAACATCTAACTGAAGTGGACAAATATGACGTTCGTCTTTTTCTTCTCTTGCTGATCTATGTTGAAGAGTTCTACTAGGATTTATGTCCATCCATACTGGTGACGCATATCTTTGCCAAACATCAATAGACATATCCTTTGTTTGCTGAAATGTGTTTTGATCTCCACAAAAATATTCTAATCGACCGGCTACTGGGTTTTCATTTTCTCCAGGTTTTCTCATTGTCACTAAATAATCAGGGATACCTTGACGACTCATAGCAGAATCTTTCACAACTTGACGATGGAGCAATCCAAGTGCTTTAGTTCTTTGCATAGCAACGACTGGATTTTTCCATATACAAACTTCAGAATGATAAATCCAACCAGCATCTTCAAACATTTTTATTAAATGACCTCTAAAATCTCTGATTCCAATATATCCATGATGACTTTTCGATGTTGGTAAATTCATGCAATGGAAACTTAATAATCTGCCGAGTGCAGTTATTCTATACATATCTTTAACTAAAAAGTTAAAGTGCTGCATAAATTCCTCATTCGATTGAGAGTTTCCCATATCTCTATCACTGTTTGAATAAGTGTAAAGTGAAGCAAATGGTGGAGAAAATATAGTATAACCTATACTATTGTCTTTTATTTCAGAAGCCAACTCAACACAATCAGCAAGATGGAGTTCCCACGCTTCTCCTGTTTCGACATCTCTTTTATATTCCGCATTTTCACGACTCAAACCTTTTACATTTTCTGAATTATAAACTTTCATATTTTTAACCATTTTTTCAGCCATAATTATTGAATCCTTTTCTTTTCTCTTTATATTCTGAACAACGGCTCCCTCTGTATTTGCTGTTATTATGTGTGCATTAACTTCTTTTTTCTGTCCAAATCTCCAACATCTTCTAACCGCTTGATAAAATTGTTCATAACTATCAGATAGACCAACAAAAGCCATATTAAAACAGTGTTGCCAATTCATCCCAAAACCAGCTATTGATGGCTTAGTTATCATTACTCTAATTTTACCGGTTGAAAAATCTTGCATGGCTTTTTCTTTTTGTTCAAGTTTCATGCTTCCGTTCACTTCAACAGAACCGGGAATTAATCTATGCAACAAACTGCTTTCATCATTTCTATTGCACCACAAAAGCCACGTTTCATCTGATTCATTTGCTTTTTTCGCTGCTTTTTCACATCTTATGCCAACTGTCAAACGTCTTTCGACTATTCTTTCTGCAAGAGTTGAAGCAGGAAGTCTAAAAAGCAATCCTTCTTCACTTTGATCTTCTGATACCATACAAACATCTTCTTTTAAATTTAATTTAGGCAATAAAAAATCATTATCTGGATAACCTAAGTCTGATGGTTTTCTTATCATAACCGCCCATGAACATACCCATTTCCAAAAAGTATCCTCAGCGTGTCCTTTAATTCTCCATTTTTGAGTTTCCCCTCCATCATGAACAAAAAACATTGATAACATTTCAGTTCTGCTCATAACTCCCATAAATTCAGCATGGTTTCCTAATTCCATAAAGTCATTAGGAGCTGGTGTTGCTGTGCATGCAAGTCTAAAAGGAACTGTTTTAAAAGTATCTATTATCATGTTTCTAAATTTTCCAGTATAAGATTTTAAAATAGAACTTTCATCCAGAATGATTCCTTTGAAATCGTCTGGATTAAAATTATCAAGCATTTCATAATTAGTTATAGTTATTTTCCCCTTTTTTTCTCCTGTTCTTGAATAACCAATAGTTTCTCCAATATTAAATTTTTCGCTTTCTCTTATCGTTTGTTGCGCAACCGCTAATGGTGCTGCTATTAATACATCTCCGGGTATATGTTTCGCCCATTCTAATTGCATTGGACTCTTTCCTAATCCACAATCAGCAAATATACATGCTCTTCCTCTTTTTAACGCCCATGCTACAATATCATGTTGAAAATCAAATAACATTGTATTAAGTTTTGGTATTTCAGGTAATCCGGTATATGGGTCTATCCTCTTTTTGTTTTTGATGAAATCCTTATAATCCATTAATTCCCCTCTTTCATTAATTCTGTTTTTTTTTACTTTCTATACTCCAATTATATCAAATAAATATATAAAAGTTCAAGGTTATTCAAAAAATATATTTATTCTACCACATCCCTCTTCAACACAAACGCTTCCGCATATTCAACGCCCGCTTGTGTTCCTCTGTATTTGGCAAGGTTAACAATGTTCTCTCTTGATCTCGTTTCGTTCAGTTCTGTTTCATATGCCACGCAAGCATTAACCTTGTCCTCAATGTTCTCTTTGATGTCAACAAAGTAATTCGGCTTGAATGGTATTTCTGAAAGTTCAGTTGAACTCAAAACCTCATACTGAAGAATCTTTTTAACAGGGTTTTTCCCAGGTCTACATGCAGTCATTGTTGCTCTTGCTGTCAACTGGTGGTCAATGTTCAAGTCATGCTCGTAATGGGTGAGGATGGTATCTGGTTGGTGTTCTTCAATGTAGTCTTCTATGATTTTGATAATGTCTAATAAATAATGTTGGTCGAATCTGTTATCCGTAAATCTTTCTGGATAATAAGAATCTATTTTCAGAATTTTGCACGCTTTCTCATAACATTTATAACGCTTCAAATGTTCAGGTTCAAAATCTAAAAACTGGTCGTCTTTCCTACTGCTCACGCTTTCACTCAAAACTCTGACCGTAACTTCATGCCCTAATTTTACCATCTTACTTATGTAGCCGCCGCAACCTAAACTTTCGTCGTCCATATGTGCTGCTATTATTAAGATTTTTTGTTTCAATTAAGATACCTCCTGCTTTCTTCGCCTTCTCTGAACAATAAATCAAGTGCTGTTAAATTCGGAATAAATAAATTTTCTTGCTGAACTCCCAACGAGTCAACTTTTAATTTCCTTGTCTTAGTCTGATAATAAATCGGGTGTTCATAATCCTGAAATTCAACTTTGATTCCAGCAGCCTCAAATGATTTCAAATTCAAGTAATCTTTTCCGTTGATCCCGCTAAAATAAGTATCAGCTTCAAGTTGGCAACAAATATCTAATACAAGGTCACTCTTCTTGGTAGCGTATTTAAAGAGGCTAGATTTGAAACATGTAGTTTCAATCCCAAACCACTTCAAAAACAGTCTCATGATAGACAAATTCAACTCTCCGAGGTTAGTTGATGCGTAAAATTCAAGTGATGTTTTAAGTTCTGGATAATACTTATCAAAAAACGGCTGCTTGCTGTAAGAATTCTCAATAGATTTCAAATGTTTCTTAATCCATCGGCTGTCTGTTATCTGTGTTTCACATATCGGCTTTCCCTTTTCGGTTGGTATTGATAGCCATATAGGACCATCGGGAGTTAAGATTTTGTTGCGATTAACGAAACTATTCTTTTCAAATTGCACATGGTCAAGAAAAATATGGATATCTGAGTCTTTAATCCGTTGTAATAATCCGAGCCACGTCAAGTAACTTGGTTGGTGTATTGATATTTTCATTCTTTATTCCCAAATCCTTCTATTTCTATTTCATTTAATACTATTTGAAATCGTTTGCCTTGGTCAAAAAAGGTTACTTCGTTAGTTTGAAGATACATGGCAAAAATATACGCAATTTCTTTCATGAAGTGGTTTTCGTCGTTCATTATCTTTCCTCCTTTTAAAACTTCAAATTCTTTCTAATTCTATCCGCGCATTCTTGACAGATTCCTAAATTGTATATTATATCTGTTATATTTATCCCCTGTTTGCTCTTCGTCTTAAGAATAAATAACCGATAAAGTGCCGGTCAAATGCTATCCACCTGGTTCTATTGTCATTTGATTTTTACTATTTGTATTTATCATATAATTCCCTCGTTTCTTTTAAGCATTTTTTTTCAAATTCTCTCTCCTCTTCCATCTTTTTTAATGCTTCCTCGTCTAATTCATGTTTCACACATTCACCGAACGGATTAATACTTTCACATTTTGGATAATGTCTTAATTCATCATAATCAATATTGTCATAATTACCCCTGTGACAAGGTTGAAATAATTCTTTTCCTGTTACAGGGTGTTTCTTTCCTTCAAGGAAAACACAATAGTAACCTTCTCTAGTATCTTCAAAAAAAAACTTACATATTTTGCATATCTTCATTTGATTCTTCCGCATAATTTCCCCTTTCAAATATATAATTATTTTGTCATATTCTTTAATTCTTGTTCATGTTTTTCCATTTGTTTTTTATCACCTTCTTCCATAACAAATTTTTTACATTTACTTCCACTCATTGAAGGACCTTCT